TCCACCAAATACTGGATTGTTAAATGTAATAGTATTGTTAACTACTAGCTGACTAGTATTTCCAGTTGATAAAGTAAATCTATCAGTTGATGAATTAGAACTTCCTATTGTAACTACTAAAGGAGCTACTAATGCATTATCATTCGTATCAAATGAAGTTTCATCGTAGTATGCAGAAATATAACCAATCTCATTAACTACACCTGTGTCATAAAACATAACACGTAAGTTGTTCAATGAAGTAATACTATCAATTGACCCTAATGCTGACAACGGAGCACCGTTGACATCTTCAAATGGTAGTGTGCTTATCACATCAACTAAGTTGTTACCGGGGAATATAAACTCATCTTGTGCATCTTTACTAGGTACTGTAAAAGTAACTACACCCTGAGTAGCTCCGTTATTACTAACACCATATACATCTCGTACCGGCAAATTAGGTTGAGTAGGACTGAATCCTGATACACCGGGTTCTCCTTGTATCCAAAACTGTGATGGCTGATTTACTGTAAATCTATACGAACCACCTCTTAATAAAGTGATAGTAGGATTGGTACTGCCAGCAGAAGCTCCCAGTTCTCTTATATTATAACCATTAGCTAAATCAGTAACTATATAATCATTGGTTGAATAGACTAGTGCAGAAGACACAGTTACTGCGGGAGGACCAGTAGGTATCCAGTAATATTGATTGTAATTTACTATTTTGTCAAAATCAGTAAATGAATCCCATGAATAAATCTGACTTTCAAACAGTCTTGAATTATTATTAGTAATTCCTCCCTGCAATTCTAGTGCATCTAAAATACCGGGATAGCTAATAAAATCTTGAGCAGTTGACTGATTAGTTTTTGTAAATACAACACCGGGATCTAGTTGATAGTCTGTTCTTGTTTTATTTGGTTCTGTTACATAATAATCATTAGCATTAACACCATAACCTACTTTACTACCAATATATCCTTGTATCTTTTTTGTGATAGGAGGATTTACTAGCTGGTCTAGTGTTGCTGACAAAAACTCAGTGTTGGTTTTTGTTTGAAAAATTTCGGGAAGAAAATTAAGAGTTCTTATTCTTGTCATTTTTAATGATTACCTACCAATTTGTAACTCAGCGGGAGTTAATGCCGCTACTACCAATACATCATTTGCTACTGCCCCATTTGCAAAAATCTCATAAGGCATGCACTTTATTTCGTATAAATCACCAAAACGCTTGCTAGGATCATTTGGTACTAATACAGCAGAACTTATTAATTCTCCGCATTCAGCATGTAGATATGCACTTAGTTCTGAGAAAAAGAACGTATCTCCAAAATTCCAATTGTTAATATTAAAATACTCATTCATTGCTGTTAATACTGCACTTCTGATTTCACTATCACTAGCATTAGTTTTACTTTGTTTAATTACCTTTATTGTGGCTCTTAGCGCAGGTTCTGCTTTAGGACCAAATAACGGTTTGAATACAACACTATTTAACACCACAGAATCCGACAACATTTTGAAATTCTGAACTTGTGAGTACTCTTGATTTAGTTGATTGATCGTTGGCATATCTGGCATAGGTATTGTGTTAGTTGAATCTTGAATCCAATTTTGATACGCAGTATAATAAGATTGCGTAACTACATAAAGATCAATAATATTAGTAGTAGCTGGATCTATTCTAGTAGTATTATTAGAATTATGTCTGTATTGAAAAGACAATCCTTGTCTACCCGGTTTTACTGAGTATTCAAGTTGTTCTACTAATACATATGAAGGTATAGTTACCGTTTGATCTTGTACTGATTTGTAAAACTTATTCTCTGTATATGCATAAAATAATTGTCCTAGAGGATAATCATATTTTACAACTTCTACTTGAGTTTTAGTAGCAAATTGATACACAACGTCAGTAGAAGGAACAATAACTTCTCTTGATAAATTAATAGCATCTTGAATTAATCTAAAGAAAACATATATTCCTATATTTGAACCCGTATTATCGTAACCAGTAATTTGCTGAAAGAAATCTGGATTTAAGATTAACTGACTGTTATTAACATCAGTAGCCGCAATTTCAACTTGGAAATCATCTACATAACCGTCGGATTGAACAGTTTGTCCTAAAATATTAACTTTTACATCTTTACCTAAACTTTGTGAAGAATTAGGCTGAGAATTTACTTGTAAAACATTAATAAAGTCTTGAATAATTTTTCCAGTAAACGGATCGTATACTAACTCATCTCGTGCAAACGTAAATCTAGTATCCGCAACACTACCAAAGTAATAAGTTAATGACTTAAGTGTAACAGTATATCTACCTGATCCCATACTTTGAAATTTAACAAAATAATTCTCGTCGGTTATAGGTCTAATAGTCCATCTTTCTTGATTTATAGTAAGGGCGTTATTGAATACTAATGTAAAATTCTGTTCAAGTTCCATACGAACTACACACTCATTAATTAAAGTAGCAGATAATGAGTTGTCAAAAACAGGTATAACGCTAACTAATATTGATCCTGAAGGAACATATCCGTTTAGTGTTACGGGTCCTGTTCCATTAGCGAAACCACCTTCGCCGTTATTACTACCGTCTCCTATAACGTTTAATACAGTAGTCCAAATAAAATATTGTTCAGAATTTGCGGGGATCCCTGCTACCAATCTATTGTTGGCATCATAGTAAAATCCTGACGGTGCACGAAATCTTAAAATTGATCCAGTAGTAACATACTTTGCATTAGTAGTAGTAAAGGTTCCCAACGAAGCGGGAGTATTATTACTACCAGATATGTTATAAAAATATCCTGATTCACTAGAAGCATCTACTGAACTAGTTTGCCAATATACCCAAGTGTTGTTAGGAGCTACTTGTGTATTTGTAATAGTATATCTAGGATAATTCTGAATGTAATACTGATTAGCTTTATTTTCTGCAAGAACAGACGCAAGTGTATTATTAAAGAATGCAATAATATCACTTATGTTATCTATAGTAAGTTCTAAAAATCCGTCAGTATCGTTTTGATAAAGAGCACCATCTGAACCAAACGAATTAGTACTTGAATATTTTCCTGTTGGGTCTAATAAGTCAAAGTTTTTAGAAATACCCACTGAACTACGATTAATTGCTTTACTTTTTATAATAGAACTATAAAGAGTATAAGGGAAGTTGTTGTAGTCTTCACCGTTTACCATTCTGTTTTGCGTGTAATAACGAGTAGGTGCTCGTTGTTTAATTTCTGATAAAGGCTCTCTAACTTGCGCGTTAGATACAGCAAGTGGTAACTCTAATCCCAATGTTAGTGTTTCATTTCTTCCTTGACGATTCACATAAGTAAACGCTACCGTAATGCCTTGCATTTCTGACGGGTCAATTACATATGTTTGAGCGTTACTAGAACGTACATATGCTCTAAATAATCCTACCGGTACTTCAGAAAATACGCCATCACCGAAAATATAAGTAACTTGATCGTTAAATCTAGAATTTACTGAAAATATTTTTTTGTCAGAAAACTCTGTTTGTAGGTATGCGTCTGCATAAACGTTGTCAACTTTTCTCCAAAGTGTTCTATCACCATTGTTATTGTTTAACTGATATAACCACGTGTCTGTATTATTAACACCTTGAATACTACCTATATCTACTGTTTGATTTGATATTTGTTGTTCTAAATTAAAATCAAAGTTTTGTAGTGTCCCTTGTTTGAAGTAGAAAAAGAATCCAGTTTCAGGACTACCGTATCCCAACTTGTCATTACGATATAAAATGTTAAATCTACTACTAGGGTCAGGTGGAATTTCGTATATATAATCTTCACCTAAACTAGTTACAGATACTAACTCAAAACTCATGTTCTGTCCATCTACTGAAGAAGTAAACGGAGCAATGGGCAAACTATTATCAGGAATTTTTATTGAATATTCGTTTGTTGTTACATTCACTATGTCAGTAGAATTACCCGGTCTACCTATGCGTTGAGTATCAACTAGAGTAGCATTGATAATAGTGTTGAATTGTTCTAACCAATTTGGATTTGCTGGGTCATTCCAAAGTATAGGTATATTATTTAAATTAACACCATTGATGTCTAAAAGATTTTGTGTAGTTTGGATACTAGTAACTTTCAAATAACCTTGAGCGGCTAAGTTTCTTTTAGGAGTATAGCTTACTAAGTTTGCTAACTTGATTACTGAGTCTCTGCGTTCAGCAGTGTCAATAAAGTTTTCACGAGAGTTTAAGTCGTTTCTAAAAGCAAGACCCTGACCCATATAAGCCATAACGTCAAGCAGAGCAATAAACTCTGAACTTTCAATATAGTCGTTAAAAGTTTCAGGATAATATAATTGCAAATAGTCTATAAAACTCTTTCTAAGAGTTTCATAGTCATAGCTTCTAAAATCCGCTTCTCTGAATGTCTGGTAAATCTGCTTCCAGTCATTGACTCCAAAAAGTCCGCTTTGTCTAGATGATGTTGCCATAATAAGTCTCGGTTAATATATACTATATTTATCATTTTGAAAAACCGAGAGTTTTATGATTTATTAAATTCTAGAGGCTACACTAGTATCTTGATTAAAAAATACATTTAAAACTAATGCTTGATTGAATGGAGTTACTGCCATTTCTACTTCTATTAGTATACCGTTGTCACGAGGATAAATATTTACATAGTTAAGTTGAAGTCTTGGATCTAAACTAGCAACTCTTCTGACTTCAGTTTCTAACTGCTGCTGCGTATCAAAATTATTAGGCTCAAATACAAAACTCCAAAGAGTAGTTCCATATCCTGGTTGTCCTACTTTTTGTCCTAAGGGTATATTAAGTGCATTTATAAAGTCTTGAATAACTAGTTGACTATCCACCATTCTAAACTTTTTACCAAATACGATAGGATCAGTTATACCGCCGGTGCCGGCATCACTACCGGGCCTAGCGTTAGTAGTTTTTGGTTTGTCTGCATTTATTGTACTGAATCCGATGTATGTTGGCATGATGTATTTATTCTTTTATTGTTGGTTACTTATTGCGTCTATTCTTGCTTGATAGTCTCTTTTCTTAGCAAATAGTGCATCAAGTTTTGCTTGTACTTCATCTTTTTTACGTTTAACTTCGGGATCGCCGGCTGGAGAATTTTGCTCTTCTGTTAATACAGCTATACCCTCTGTTTGTTTTACCCTTAATATTTGTATATTTACACCCTGTATCTTTTCTCTAAGATCAATTATTTCTCTGTCCACTCGTCTTATATCAGTTAAGCTTTGTACAGCCTGTCTAGAAACTTCTCCAGTAAAAGTTGGATTAGGTATTCCTGGATCTCCTAACAATGAAACTGTTTTCTGATTGATAGATTCTCTGTTAGTAGTGTTTACTGCAACTGATAATGTTCTAGATTTTCCTTTGCCGCCAAACAATGATTTTACAGCAGAAATAGCAGACATTGCACCAGCAATAGATCCTATCGGCAATCCTGAAAGAGATTTTGCTAGTCCACCTGATAATCCACTAGTTATACCTCCTAGTCCACCTGTTAAGCTACTAGTTATACCTCCTAGTCCACCTGTTAAGCTACTAGTTATACCTCCTAATCCGCCTGTTAAGCTACCGGTTATACCGCCTAGTCCACCTGATAATCCGCTAGTTAAACTGCTCAAGTCACCTGGTAATTTTGGAAGAGGTAAATTATTCATTGCAGAGCTAAAAGATCCAGTGACTAATGACGATATTTGACCAGATCCGGGAATGCTAGTTAAATTTGGTAATGCTTTATCAGTAAAAGATGCAATTGATTTCAATCCACCGGGCATATTGATTATCCCGCTAGCTATATTAGTAGATTCCAAGAGTGAAGTGCCAGTGAATCCCTGTAATGCTTGAGCACCTAACGAACTAACGGGATTTAATTTACTAATAACATCTGCGCTAGCTTGCCCTACTACATTAGAAAGTGAATCAGAAACTATTTGCTGACTACTAACCGAAGTACCTAAATTAGTAGCTACTCCAGCTCTGAAAGAAGGGAATGACAAGTTTATTGCAGAAAATGTAGAGCCCACAATACCGGTATTACTTGCTATCGGGCCACTAATACTTGGTGATATAGACATCGCATTTACTGCTTGTGAAATTCCGCCGAAGCCTTCTATTGTGTTTGTTGCTTCTGTCACAGATGCGGTAGCTAAACCTATGTCTCTTAGTACAGAAGAATCAGTAGTATTTTTATTAACTACAGTTCTTACTGTAGTTACTGTGTTACTTAAACCAGAGTTAACACCTGAAAAAACCACTCCTGCTATTTGACCTGATGTTTCTCTTCCTGTAATTACACCCGTATTAGTTAACGCTGTTTGTGATTGTCGCAGTGTTGTAACAACCGTGTTAGTTTGAGATTGTATTTGTCTAGTATAGGTACTTAAATTCTCTGCACCAGAGTTACCAGTAAACAATGTACTTGGCATAGCCTGCGTAATATTAGCCCCTGAACTTACTAATGAATTAATTAGCCTATCTGATCCCGGTTTCAAGACACCAGCACTTGCTAGTTGCGCCGGGCTTTGTGCAAATGCTCCTATCGCAGCGATTCTTGACGAACCCACATTTACTACGGATGCTCCTCGTTGTATAGCCGAAGATAGAGGTCCTGAAGCTGCTTGCTGAGCAGTAGCACCTATTAGTGCAGTAGTAGCTGAACTGTTTAAAGATTTGCTAATGGCTCCGGCAGTAGGCGAGGACAATGCAGTTGCTAGTCTTGCCGGCACAGCACCTGTTCTAAGTCCTGCTTGTACTACATTAGATAAAGCTGAACTAGGACCCTGAGGTAGTTGTGAAGAAGAACTTAGATCAACCTTTATGTCTACTCCTTGACCTGCATGAGCCCATGGCGCGTGAGCAGGTGCCCTAGATGTTACACTCATCAACTTACCAGGCGCTGCGGTAAATCCCTTTTGATTATCAAAAAGAGTATCAGTGTGCGCTATTAAAGGAGTAGGTGCTGCATCTAAAGGAATAATAGGAGATTTACCTGTGTTTAAATTTATTAGTCCTCCGTTTATAAAAGTTAATGCAGTACTTGAGAATGAAGCTATACCGGTAGCTTGAAGACTCATTGCTCCTAAAACTTTAGTTGTAACCATTCCTAAAGCAGAAGTTATTAAGTTCATACCTATAGATTGTGTTAATGATTTATCAGTGGCTATATTCATGTTTTCTGCATGAATATTTAAATTTTTAGCCGCGTGTATATTCAAGTCATTGTCAGCGTGTAAATTTAGATCACCGTGAGTTCTTAAGTTAATGGAATTTGTAGAGTAAATGTCTACTGTACCTTCTTTACCTAATTCTATATACGATTGTCCGTTGGAGTGTAGAACCATTAATGTTTGTCCGTCATCACTCATAAGTATTTGATGACCTTTTGCTGTTCTTATTCGGACTAACTGATCTCTACCTATAACATCACCGTCATCCATTACAATAGAATGTCCGCCGCGTCTAGATATCACTCGTAATTTTTGATCAATGTTTGTTGGGTTATTTTTTATATTTTCAGCAATTGTTTCATCATCAAAACCTCCTTCATATATAGGTCTACCGGGTGTGCTTACTCCCCATCCCACTCTACTAGAAGTTTCTCGTTGTGCGCTTGATGATATCGGACCTCTCACTGGATCTCTTATTATACCTTGCTGTTCCATGATAGCCGCTGTATAACTATGTACTGGTTTGGTTGCAGTTATAAAACCCGGCTTGTTAGATTCAGCTTGGTTATTTGTATTCATATTTGTAGTAGGTAGTCTGGGCGCCCCTCCGTAAGTAGAACCCTCGCTATCATTATTGAATGATACATTTTCTTGTTGATCGGTAAAAGTTGCACCAATAGCAGGAACCATATGTAAAGTTTCTGGGTCCGGTACGCACCCTATGTAAAAACCATAGTTTACATCCCCGTTAACAAAAACACAAATTACAGTAGTTCCTATATCGGGAGGGGCGTGCCACTCACCATATGACGATGGATTGTGTTTAAAATCTCCAGAACCCTCACTACTTGAAGTTGGTCTAACACTTCCAAAAAAGTTAGTCATATATCTCACAGTTACCCAACCAGAAGAATTCTCTGGATCTAAACTGTTTAAACCGGATATGTAAACTTTAAGCCTACCTGCCCTGACAGGGTCAATATTATCTTTTACTATACCAAACACAGGAGAAGACCTGATAAATGCTCCACCTGAGTCAGGTTTATATGCGTTCAATGTTCCTCTAGGTTTGAATACGTTTTCAGCCATTTTTTTAACCTTTAATCATCTGTTGTTGATGTTGTACCGAGTCTAAACGGTATTTGTATAGTAGATTCAGCAGGAACTGGATTAATTTGTGGTACTATATTAGTTACTAAGTTCTTAATAAATCCAGTATTGGACGTAGTTACATTACTGTTTGTTGTAGTGGGACCTGTTCCGGTAGTTTTAGGACCTATAGTAGAGTCAGTAAACTGGTAAGTCATTTTACATGTTAACACTTGTTTGAATACTCCTCCTGAAAAAGTACTGTCTACGTTTACTACTTGATAACTTATTCCTTTAATATTAGCTGTTTCCGGATAGTTCCAAAATCTAATTTGATCATTAATAGAAAGAGTGCCTGTATTGTAATTATAATCTTTTGCTTCTCTAAAATCTAATTCTATAAAAACTTGTCCGCCGTTAGCACTAATAGTAAAGTTGTTTGCTCCATAAAATTGATTGTAAACTTGATTAGGGCTATCTATTGTGTCTTCCATTAAAAAGTCCGGGTCGCCTAATATTGTTATCTTTGCCTCAGCAAAACTTTTAGGATCAGATAAATCAGTTAATACACTGTTTTCAGCAGCAAGGTTCGTATCTGTAGGGGCCCCGGTGTTATCTCCATTAACCGATTGAGTACCAAGAATACGAGGAGTTTCTGGTGCTATACCTGGACCTGAATTTTCATTTATATCCGGAAGATTATTTGGATTAAATATTATCATAAAATAATTGTTATCCAATCGCTGTTCGTATTCAAGCACTTCAGAATTTTGACCAGTATACCAGTATTCGTATCGTTTACTAGGTCCATAATATCCTATGCCAGGATTAGCTAACGGATTAATAATAACAGGGGTATCATACTTTTGTAGTACGTATGTTATGATATAAGCATAGTCTTTTATTTTAGGATCCCATATACCACCAGAAACACGGGCGCTTAATGTATACCAAGAAAAGCTTTTACTAGAATTTGATATAATCCTTCTGTCGCGTTTAGTTGGATCAGGTTCAAGATCGGTAGTTTGTATTTGTCTTAACGCATCTGTCAGATAACTGCTTTGTTTTATTATTTGACTTATTCCTTGCATTATAGAAATTTTTTCAAAAGTAAACTCTTTTTTAGTAGGATCATATGCTGCTCCCTGGCGTTCATTTACCTGATTGACAGTCAGAGCACCACTACCTGATGTTCTAAGTTTCTCTATATCACTATCATTAACTATAGATGCTTTTGCTATAGGATTATCTGTTGAATTTGGTGAATCCGGAAATCCATGGTATTCTAGCCTATAAAGAGTTGGCTTTATGTCATTATTATATTCTAATCTAAGTTGCTCATTATTAAGACCGTCTATTAGTTGTTGTAACGATTCCCCTACTGTACTTGCAGAAATAGAAACAGCATTATTTATAAATCCTTTTTTTGTGCCGAATCCGGTGTTTTGATCTATAGGGCTTGCTATAATATCATAAACAGTTGCTTTTCCGTCAATTTTAAATTTTATGTTTGTAATAGTTAAAAAGTAATACCTATTAAAAAGTCTGTTACTATCATTATTAAAATCTAGCGATACATCATCATATTGTTGATTACCCGACATTAAGTTTCCATTCTTATCATACCCTAAAAACCCAACACTTAACACAAAAGGCATTCGTGTGGGATTATTAGGAAATGAAGTAGCAACAGCAAAACTATCTCTAGCTTTTTTTAAATTGCTTATAAAAGAAAATCCATATGGTTCTATAATCTTAAATGAAATATTAGTTACATTAGTAAATGTATGATTTGTTGCACCGGTTTTATTTTTTATTACTAAGTCATCTATATAATAATCTAGTTCAAATCCCGGTGCTGTATTAGAAGTAGTATTGTTTATGCCGCCGTTTTGTGCTACTAAGTAAGCGGTATTAGTGTCATTCAAAATAGTACCGTCTTTTGCATTAGTTGACCTAAACAAATCCATTCCGGTTGGTGTTACTAAGTATAAGCCAATTTGATAATTATAACTAGAATAATAACCTAAAGGATTTTTAGTTCTTCTACCTGGTTTATTTTCAATATTAGGAGGTGTAACATTATAAAATCTAAATTCATCAGATGAATCATCATTTACTGTATTTGTCATCTTAAATGCCTAACACCTGTTTTAATGTGCTCATTTTAGGTATATAAATTGATATACCTGCAACAAAGTCAAAATATGGATCGTAACCTAGTTTGTTGGGATTGCGTTCAGCAAATACCCACCATAATCTAGAATCACTATATAAGTCATAGGCTAGCATATCAGGCCTAAATTCATAAACTTGAGGTATAATATATAATACATCAGAAGCTAACTTAGGTATAGGTCTGTACCTCAATGTATCTAGATACTTATCATCATTAATATCTGTCAGATAATAAGGACTTGTTGCAGGATATATACTATTTGACATTACCATATACCTTTTGTAGTTAAACTACCGTTAGCATATTGTTCTAAACTAAATTTGTCTCTGATGTCATTTCTAGAAACAACTGGATATGCTGTTAACTGTATTTGTATCTGTGTAGGAACATATGTTGCGTCAGTAAATTTACCCGGTCTCGGCGGAGAGAATACTGTAGGTGGTGCTTCTCCGCCGGGCAATAAAGTTAACCCTAGTCTGGCTATTCGCTGTATTATTGTGGGCTCTTTTGCTTGTGTTCCTTCTTGAGCACCGGTTGGTGGCTCGTTATTTGGAACCGGGGACGGAGACTCAAGTTGCGCCCTTATATAATCTACTTTATCAGGTAGACTATAGTTAAAACTAGTAATTACTATAGGATGATTATTGAACTGATAAGTGCCTAACCCTGATAGAAAACACAACGGGGGAGGAGTACCGTTCACTGGCATTTGATCTCGACCATAAAACATTTTAGTAACTGATTTAAAAAAGTGTATAACTGCTAACATATAGTTGGCTTCTTCAGTATCTTGCGCTGTAAAGGTAGCAGTTATTGAAATTTGATCTACACTACTGTTTCTGTACTGATAAATTTTATAATTAGAATGAACAGGTTCTGTAGGTTCATAGTTTGCAGCATAACTTACCTGAATTTGTGGTGTGTAAGGGAATATCACACCTTTAGTGCCGTTAAGGGGTTTAAGTATACCTGGCTTTGATGCTTTATATAAATATGTTGCATCCGGCGCTAGGCTTAGTCGCACTCTCCAGTCATTCTGCGCCTGTTCAAATTGATTGTTAGTTGCAGATTCTTGTGTGCGAGTTATATCCCCAGGCAAGCCGGCAAGCTTGCCAAGACCTTTTCTTATTAGACTTTGTGTAAACGGACTTATTGCCATTGATTAATTCCTATGATAAATAGTATCTCATTGTATTTATCATTCAAAAAATCGCCAAATTTTCCCTTTGTACTTGATATAAGTGCATGATTTGTATATAGTTTAACTTCTACAATTACTAAGAGGTATTATGATTACAACTATAACAGCTACACCAAAGAAAGTTAATTATTTAAATAACAAAGATATTTTAAAACAAATACACGAAAGCAAAACATCATATTGCGCATTTACAAACAAAGACTATCATAGATATGATTTGATTATTGACAAACCCACAGAAAGCATAGAACAAAGTTTAGATCATGCTTATTTACCTGAACAAATTCAACAAGCAAAAGAAGTTAGAGCAGCAAGACTATCACATGAGCTAGGTGAAAAGATTCTTCCTGAAAGTATACAACAAACTGATCTCGTATTTAGAGTTATGACTTGGGATCATATTCCTGTTGCAGTTAAACAACCTAGAAAAACAGTAGTAAAAAAATCAGCCAAAGACTTAATTTTGTTTGACGATCATGAAGGTTTAGACGCTTTTGCTGACTTAGAAGATCCGGTAACAAAAGTTGAAGTAGACGATATGGTACATGTAAAGGTAAACTTTCCCCCATTTCAGCATTTTAAATTAGATGAAAACAACAGCTTTATATGCGTGGGCAAGTCGCATTGGAAAGGTGACTTACAAACCGGAGAGTTTTCCAAAGAGCACGGAAAGATTACTGACAAGTTAGCTAGAATGTATATTATGCTTTGCGAAAAGTATGCTATGAAGTTTAACTGGCGCGGATATACTTATAATGATGAAATGCGTGGTGCAGCCATTTTACAACTAACTTATGTTGGCTTAAGATTCAATGAAGCGAAATCAGCTAATCCATTTGCTTATTACACTGCTGCTATTACCAATTCTTTTTGTAGAGTTTTAAATACCGAAAAACGAGTACAACACATTAGAGATGATATATTAGAAGCTAATGGGTTAGCCCCAAGTTGGACTAGACAGGGTGAAAACTCTGATAAAGATTATCAAGGGTAATATTACCTTTCTAGTTGATCTCTTTCTATTAACATACTATACTACGGTTTATGACTAATAATTTATTTAAAAAAGCAGCAGTTTTTACCGATATTCACTTTGGAAATAAGAGCAACAGCACAATTCACAATCAAGATTGTTTAGACTTTGTTGAATGGTTCATTCAAAAAGCTAAGCAAGAGGGTTGTGAAACTTGTTTTTTCTTGGGTGATTGGAATCATCATAGAGCAAGTATCAACATTCAAACGCTACAGTTTGGCTTAAAAGCATTAGAGAAAATGAACGATGCGTTTGAAAAAGTCTACTTTATTCCAGGCAACCACGATTTATACTACAGAGATCGTAGAGATATTAGCTCAGTAGAATGGGCTAAACATCTACCCAATATTATAATTGTTAACGATTGGTTCAAGCATGAAGATGTTGTTATTGCTCCTTGGTTGATCGGAGATGACTTTAAAAAGCTTTCTAAAATGAAGGGCAAGTATTTGTTTGGACATTTTGAACTACCCAACTTTTTTATGAATGCGGCCGTGCTGATGCCAGATCACGGAGAAGTTAGTGATACTCATGTAAGTGGGTTTGAAAAAGTATTCTCAGGGCATTTTCACAAGCGACAAGCTAGAAAAAACATTTGGTATATTGGAAATGCATTCCCTCACAACTATGCAGATGCTGGTGATGATGCTAGGGGAATGATGATTCTAGAATGGGATCAAGAACCTGAGTTTCATGCTTGGCCTAAACAACCTACATTTAGAGTGTATAAGCTAAGTGAAATCTTAGATAACCCTGATGGTTTGCTATTATCTCGCTCACATGTTAGAGTACATCTTGATATTGATATTTCATATGAAGAAGCTAACTTTATCAGAGAAACATTGATTCCTCAATATAATTTAAGAGAAATGACTTTGATCCCAATGAAGGGTGACAGTGTTTCACAAGACAATGCGCAAACTGAACTAAAATTTGAGTCAGTGGATCAAATTATTTTACAAGAAATCACTAACATTGAAAGTGATTTTTATGATACAAAGACCCTATTAGAGTTATACAAAAATCTATGATCGTACTAAAGAATTTAACAATTAGAAATTTTCTTTCTGTTGGAAATGTTACCCAAGCAGTAAACTTTGATAACAAAGACTTAACACTTATTCTGGGCGAAAACTTAGACTTAGGGGGCGATGGTGCCAGAAATGGTGTTGGTAAAACAACAATGATTCAAGCAGTATCTTACGCAATGTTTGGTTCTCCAATTAATAACATCAGAAAAGATAATTTAATTAACCGTACAAATGGAAAGGGTATGTTAGTTACTCTTGACTTTAATGTTAATGGTACTGAGTATAAAATAGAGCGCGGTAGAAAGCCCAATCTTTTGAAATTTTACATAGGCGGAGAAGCAGTAAAAGACAGTGAAGACTCTGCACAGGGTGAAAATAAAGAAACTCAGGTACAAATAGAAAAAATTATAGGTATGAGCAATGATATGTTTAAACATATTATTGCTTTGAATACTTATACTGAACCGTTTTTGTCTATGAAAGCAGCAGATCAGCGTGACATTATTGAACAGTTAATGGGTATCACACTGCTATCCGAAAAAGCTGAAAAGCTAAAAATCTTGGCTAAAGAAACAAAAGATCAAGTACAGTTAGAAGAATTTAAAGTAAAAGCTATTGAAGAAGCCAATAAGCGTGTACAAGAACAAATAGACAGTTTGATACGCAGACAAAAACTTTGGACAGCTAAGCATGATGAAGATGTAACTAATTTGGCTGTTACATATGATGATCTTAGTAAAATCAATATTGAGCAAGAATTACTAACCCATAAAGAATTGGCTTTGTATTTTGAGCGTAAGAAAAAACAAGATGCTTATGAAGCATTACTTGCTAGACAAACTGCTTGGAAAGAAAAGAACGAAAGTGAAATTGCTGTTCTTTTAAAATCCTACGACCAACTAAGTCATATTGATATTAGTGCTGAACTACAAGCACACAAAGATTTAACTAGCCATCAAAAGAAAAAAGCAGAACTAGCTCTTTTAAACAAAACAATTGTTTCATTACAAACTACACTAGCCAAAGAAGAAAAGCTAGTAGACAAACTATTAAAAGAAGTTGAAACTCTTAAAGATCATAAATGCTATGCTTGTGGACAAGATTTACATGATACAAAGCATGATGAAGTTTTAGGTCAGAAAGAAGCTTTGTTAGCATCAGCACAAGGAGATGTTGCCCAAACCCAAAATGAATTAGAAAAAAATAAAAATTCTATTTTTGAATTGGGTTTGGAACCTAACACTTATTACGATACTGAAGCAGAAGCGTTTAAGCATAACTCTGAACTAGAAAGTATCTTAAACATGATTCAAGCTAAGCAAAATGAAACTGATCCATATCAAGAACAAGTTAGTGAACATGTTGTTGAAACTTTAGGTACTATGCCCAAAACTCATTACGATACTGAACAAGAAGCTATTGAGCATAAAAGTAAAGTTAGCAATTTGCTAGAACAATTAGAAAAGAAAGCTAACGAAATTGACCCTTATATTGATCAAATTGCAGACATGAAAAAAGATGCACTACAAGAAATCAAATTTGATACGATCAATGAACTTAGTAAAAAAGCTGATCATTTGAAGTTCTTGGTTGAATTGTTAACCAGTAAAGACTCATTTGTTCGTAAAAAGATTATTGATCAGAACTTGTCGTATCTTAACAGCAGATTGACACATTATCTTGACAAGATTGGATTGCCTCATCAAGTTGTGTTCAAAAATGACTTGAGTGTAGAGATTACTGAACTTGGTAGAGAGTTAGATTTTCATAATCTTAGCCGCGGAGAAATGAACAGACTGATATTAGCATTGTCTTGGGCGTTCCGCGATGTATGGGAAAACTTGTACTCTCCAATCAATGTATTGTTTATTGACGAATTGTTAGACAACGGTACTGATAGTGTTGGTGTTGAAAACTCATTGTCAGTATTAAAAGATATGAACAGAACTAGAAATAAATCTATTTGGTTGATTAGTCATAAAGATGATCTAGTCAATCGTGTAACTAGCGTACTGCGAGTAGTTAAAGAAAACGGATTTACAACCTTTGCTACTAGCAGTGAAGATGTATGAAAATAAATTGGACAGTTTGAAACACGATAATTAATGATATGACATCACCACAAAAAGCAAAAGGTAATTCTTGGGAAAGAACAGTCGCTATATATCTTAGCGACTTATATCAATCCAGCTTTCATAGAATCCCTAATTCAGGAGCTTATGTTGGTGGAAAGAATTCTGTAAGAAAAGAATCTCTTGACACGAACCAAGTAAAGTCTTTTAAAGGTGATATAGCTGCTCCAGATTCATGGGTTAACTTCAATTGTGAATGTAAATCTTATGGAGACTTCCCGTTTCATCAAGTTCTAGCAGGTAGCTGTAAACAACTTGATGGATGGTTAGAACAGTTAATGGCAGTAGCAGATAAAGACGATCTAAACATTTTGTTTGTTAAGATCAATCGCAAAGGTAAGTTTATCGCTGTTCAAACTAAGTACACATGGGTTACTGACCAGTTTATGTACTATACATCTAAAAATCAGGGTGATTGGATTCTCGTTGACTTTGATCATTTTTTTAATCATAATAAAGACCTTCTTAAAGTATATTCAAACTCTAATTCTCAACCCGACACCAAGTCATAATTATTAACAATTCGTTTAGTCGGGATAGCCCGACTCTCCTTGAGACTGCTAGCATAGTGCTATTGCCGTTGGATTCTGGAGTAAGCGTACAATCTAGTAGTAATTGATTGTACGGAACACCGACAGGGCTCTCGTTATGTGTGCGAACCCTGAATGAGTCTATATTTTATTCTATCTTGCGGATATAGAACATGCGTTGCTGAAGCGATAGTGATTTGTTCACTATTAGTCTTCAACTACAGTCCCAGCAAACCTTACAGAGCAACCGGTGGCGTTAGGTAGCTAAACGGCTAACTCTAACGGGGAACAGATGGCAAAGGCGAGAGGCCGCAAGGAATCTTAACCAGTGGTAGTGCTGTTTAGCACTACCATGGCTTCAAGACTGCAATGATTTAAACCCCAGATATAATTTAATCAATATGATACCGAAATGAGTATGAGCAAAGCGAATACGAATGAGTGTATCAGTTGTCCGTAAGGACAACTTTTAATATAGATTAAAAGAATGGAAGTTTAGATTTCTTTGTTGTTTCTAAGTTGGATTCAATTAGTTCACTTACTAATTTTCTTTCCGGTGCAGATAAATTAAGGGCGTCTGTATATGACAGTCCGCCCCTAGAATACCATGAAAAAGAAAGTGCTTGTCTTTTTATCTCAATACATTCTTTTTCTAGCTGGTCAATCAGGCTCTTTATATCCTCAGGGGCTAAACTAAGGAGCCTCATCCGAAAAAATCGGATACATTCAACGTAAATGGTTGTTGATATTGGTGATTACATTCACCGCATTGTAATGCCAAAGGTTTTAAGTTAGTTTTTTCTTTTAAGTTAGCGTTATGCTCTTTGATTGCATTAAAAGTATCTCTAGAACAGTTTCTTAAAAAGTCTTCAATAAACTCTTTATTATCTACTCTATGCCCATCAGGAGTTTCAACATATTCTATAGTTTTAGCTATAAGTTTAATTGATAACTCTGTAATAGTTTTTAACCCTTCTTGAGATTTTTGTTCTTTTATTGAAGCATCTTTTTCTTGTTCAACGGACAATAGCAACCTTTGTAAATCAAATTGTGCTAAATTAGCTTGATTGATGTCATTATAATCCAAAGGATTAAACTTTAACTTTAGTTCAAGAACTTCTAATTTTTCTTCATAGTCAGGTGACGTTAGCCCACTTAGTACAAAATTTAGATCAATTGCATAAGTTGCTTTATTCTGGCAAGCAGGGCACTGTGAATCTAGTTCTAAACTATTTCCAGTAGAAGCTACTTTGATTCCAATCAATATAGTGTCTAAATCAATATTGTTTATTTTCCATGGATCTTTGATATCAGGTATACAACTTTTTATAAGATCAACTATTACATTACCGTTAAACAATGCATCGGGTGTTTTTGTAGTAATTTCATCAATCGCTGTCATAGGATAAACAGGTATTTCTTCTGTTTCTGGATAATTTAAAACATCAGGAGTATAATATTTACCCTTGGATGGTAGCTTGATATAGATAGCTGGTCTTCTAAAGTATTGCTTTAGTGGGTTATTAGATGTACTCATTTGATATCCTCATATTTTGGAGTTATTCATTAACACTAAATAGTGTTAGTATATTTATGTACCAAAAATAACCGGAATAAAAAAAATGGCTTTAAATTTAGATGAATTACAAGATCAAATTAATGAATTTACTCAACAATTAGCCGATGCTAATATAAAAAGAGTTCAAGAGATCCGTACAACTGGCCAAGTATCCACCCAGCTTGATGACCAAATTAAAGATTTAACTGTTAAATTAAAAAATCTTACTGATACTCAAAAAAAGCTGGATGAGCTAACAAAAACTCTTACTACTAGCTTCATGAGTCTTGGATCCACGTTATTAAACGTGTCAAACGATATAACTAAATTTTCTCCTGTAGTTAAGGGTGTAGTAAGTGGCGCCGGCACATTAGCGTCAGGTTTAGCCAGTGCGTCAAATGCGTCGCCTATATTTGTTAAGTCCATTGAATTTGCTACCAAAGCAGCAGAAATATTTGCAGATAGCTTAGTAAAGTACACTGGAACTATCATAAAAACATTTGATTCTGTTGCTACTATAGGGGGAGCAGCAGGATTAACAGCCACTGAGCTAGAGCGTTTAGGAAGAGAATCAAGATTTTCAGGTGATGATTTACAAGTTTTTGGTGATATAGTAAAAAAGCAAGGTAGCACCTTAGTAGCACTTGGTGGAGGAGTTGCGGGAGGTGTAGAAGCTTTTGCTAGTTTTGTTCATGTAGGAGAAGATCAACTTAAAAAGTATAGAATGTTGGGTATATCTCAAACACAACTAGCTGAATATCAAGGTCATTATGCTAGTAGTTTGTTACGAAGTGGTATATCTTTGGATAGAAGTGAGAGCGGACAAAAAAAATTACAAGAAGCCTCACTTCAATATAGAGATGTTTTGTATGCTTTAAGTACTTTATCAGGAGATACGTTAGAGCAGCAACAAAAAGCTATGGAATTTCAACAACAACATGCTAACTTTCAAGCGTTAATGACAGATAGAGATATAGAACTAATAAGAATGGAGGAGGAGTTATCAGCAAAAAAATCTACATTAAGTCAGGAAGAAATAGCAACAAGAGAAGCTGACATCAATCGTATGAAACTTGTGAATCAAGTATTAATGATAACAGCAACTAGTATTAGTCCTGAAAAAATGGGTGTCAAACAAGCTGCTGATGCGATGACATCCTTAGCAACACAAGGCATGGCTTTTACTGAAGGTATAGCTTCTATAGAAATGGGTTTTAATCAAGCTGGATTGTCATTTGTGGGAAATGTTCGTGAGTTATTTAACTTTGAGGGATCGTTAGAAGAAGCTGCGGTACTTGTTGCAAATTTCACAAAAGATTTACAAGTTTCATCCGATGCAATAGTAGACAATAGTAACGGTCTTGCAGCACTTTTAGGACCAGAATATTTAGAAGTATATGGAAGTTCAGTTGAAAGATTGGGAGCATCTGCTGTAACTAGAAGACAAACTGAAGAAGAAAGATTAGCTTTGATTACGGCAGCATTCGCAAAGATAACAGAATCAGCAGATGGCACAACAGATCCAGTAATGAATTTGCAATCAGAATTGGAAGAATTGGGTAGAAACTTTAGAGAAGTAGTATCTACTATTAGTGCAAATGTACTTCCAAGTCTGACTAACTTTGCATCAAAAACACTTGAAACAGGTAATGCTCTTTATGAGATAATAACAGGTGTATCTAAAGAAGAACGCAATAATGAAGTATCAGGTGCGGGTATTTCTGGATTAGGAGCAGCAGTAATTGGAGCCTTAGGTGTAATCTTAGCACCAAAAATAGTAACTAGTCTTGCGAGACGAGTGTTAGGGGGAACACCCGCCGGTACTGCTGCCGCCGGTACTGCTGCTGCTGCCGGTACTGCTGCTGCTGCCGGTACTTCAACCAGTTCTACAATTCGTCAACAAGTAATGAGATCGGGACAAATAAGACCTACATGGCAAACTGTGTCTAATTCAAATTATACTCCGCCATCAACACCAAGTCCGACACAGGCAGGATCCTCAAGATTCAGTCAATTCCTTCAAAAGGTAAGCACTAAATTAGGACCTAGAGTAGCTGGAAAATTGGCTTTGTCAGCAGGTTTACTAGTTGTGCCGGGCCCTGGTTGGATTATGGCGTTAATTAACTTAGGTCTTAATGCATCTACAGCCTGGGCTGTATACCAAATTTGGAAAGAATTTAGCGGAAGTAGTGATACTGAAACTCAAGAAGAAGAAGCAGTTACCGGAAACATATCTTCTGCTTTTGGTACCGCGACACAGGATTTAGCTCAATCATTATCTCAATTAACCGGTGATGATACAACTGTAGGTAAAATACCTACACTAACAAACTCGTTTGATGATTTAGTATCTACTACTGATTTACTAATAGAAGCATTTGGATCATTAAGTATAGCAGTTAGATCACCTGACTCTGAAAATACAAATTCTCAAACTACACCTGCTCCGCAAGTTAGTACAGCAACAGATACAGGAATAACTTCTACTACACCTGCTCCGCAAGTTAGTACAACAACAGATACAGGAATAACTTCTTCTACATCTGCTCCTCAGGTTAGTATAGCAAGAAATACAGGAACTAATGTATCTGACCAACAAGCAAAAGATTTTATAATAAACAATGAAGGTATAAGATATGAACCATATCAAGATACTTTAGGTAATTGGACTGTTGGAGTGGGGCATTTAATCGGTAGTAATTTGCCGCCTGAAATGAACAGAAGATTTAGTCATGATGAAGTAATGGATATGTTTGATCAAGATTACATGCATCATAAAACGGCGGCACAGAGCATACCTAGATTTAATCAGTTAGATGGATTAGGGCAAACAGCATTAACAGACTTAACATTTAATATGGGTCCAAATTGGCTAAGTGGGTGGCCTAACTTATCTAACCAACTTAATGAAGGAGATATAGGTTCTGCTGCTGATAATTTACGAAATAGTAGATGGTATGATCAGGTAGGCGGAAGAGGGCCAAGAGTTACAAACATGTTAGACTCAGCAACGATATCAGCAGCTACCGGCGGTATAGCATCAGGCCCTGAAACCGGATACTTAGGAAAGTTACATGGAACTGAGTTAATACAACCTATTAATTCGGACTCAATACTTTCTAGATTAGCTACTACTCCGGACAATCAACCAACTGAAATTAACAATGACTCACAATCAAGATTAGCCGACTTGTACAGATCAAACATGTTATTAGTAGAAACATTAAATTCTAAATTAGACAACATGATTTCTAAATTGGGTGAAAGTAATTATATTCAAGAAAGAATATTAAGTAATACTGTATAATAAACTAAATACACTATTAACTAAGTAGATTAATTATGTCATATAAAAAGAAATTTTTAAACAAAAGCGGTATATCTAGTCCGATTTCTGGTGTGAATAGCAATCTAGGCGCCTGGAATGGTTCACCTGGACAAAACGGATCATCTACCGGCGGGTGGAATAATCATGACATGGGCTATAAAAACTACATGTCAAGATTACCTGAAGTATATACTGGACATCCAAATAGAATAGAACGTTACAATCAATATGAAATGATGGATGTTGATGCTGAAGTTAACGCATGTTTAGATATCATTTCAGAGTTTTCTACTCAACGTAATGAACACAATAAAACTCCTTTTGATGTAGAATTTACTGAAGAACCCACACCGCACGAAATAGAAATGATTAAAACTCAGTTACAACAATGGTGTAAACTTAATCAATTTGATACTAGAATATTTAAGATTTTTAGAAACACGCTAAAATACGGTGATCAAGTATTTGTAAGAGATCCAGAAAACTTTAAGCTTTATTGGATAGACATGACTAAAGTAGTCAAAGTTATTGTAAACGAAAGTGAAGGTAAACAACCAGAACAATATGTAATCAAAGATATTAATATCAATTTACAAAACTTAACCGTAGCCCAAAAGACTAATACAGACTTTGCTGCTAATCCTGCTACTGGATCGGGAGGAACAGGTGGCGGTGGTGCTGGAGGAGGATATACGGTTCCTGCAATGCCTTACAATACTACTGGTTCAAGATTTACTTTAGGACAAAGTGAAAGTGCTATTGATGCTAAACATATTGTACATCTTAGCTTAACTGAGGGATTAGACAGATTTTGGCCTTTTGGTCAATCAATTTTAGAAAACATTTTTAAAGTCTACAAGCAAAAAGAATTGCTTGAAGATGCGGTTCTTATCTATCGTGTTCAACGCGCTCCTGAACGTAGAATGTTCAA